CTCATTTCAAGCAAGCACTGTTTCAACATCTCGTTTTCTTTTTGCAGTGCCGCCACCGTCTCCGGAAGCTTCTCCCAGGCTTCGGCCTTTTTGCGCTCTTCTTCCTGCGCGGCCAGCTCTTCGGCGGTGTAGCGGATGTATCTCTGCACCGGCACCTGTTCCACCCATTCCTCCTGCGCCTGAACGCCGGGACGGTCGATGATTTTCTGTACGTCCCTGCCGCCGTTGGGGTACTCAGTCACGGTCTCCCAGTGCCACTGCTCCTCCACGCCTTCCACGGCGGGGTGCTCCACTGGCTCGGTGTCGTCCACCAGATACCCAAGCGTCAGGTCAGGGTTTTCAATGGCTGCACCGTTCTCGTCAATGATCTTCATGGTTCAAAACCTCCTTTCTCAGGCCACGCGCCGCCAGATGTGCACATAGTAGGCGGCAGGCTGCACGGTGGCGCTGCGGCCGTAGATGGCATTAGACTTGGACGCATCCAGACTGAACTTATATACATCAGAAAAGTTATTGTATTCGCCCGTAGTTGCGATCTCGCTGCCGGCAGTGAATGCGCCGGATACCTTATGTTCACCCCTTTTTACATCCGCGACAAAAGAGCCTGTGATGTTCGGCAGTCCGGCCTCCACGGTGGTGCCCGCTGCGTGGGCGTAGGATGCACCCATCAGCACCCGGTTCTGCGCAATCTCCTGCCATGTACCGCCGAACAGTGCGGCGGGGCTGGTGGGGTCTTCCGAAATCCAAAATTTGATTTTGGCATGGTCTTCTGCCAGAGCGTCTGCAATCAAGGTCTTTACAGCGTCTGCGCTTATCACGCCTTTCAGCGCGTCACCAACAGCCTTTCCGTCAGCCGGAGCGCCCTCGACGCTTAGCGTCTTATCGGTGCGTACAATAGCCGCAGCCCTGTCCGCTTCAGCTTTGGCAGAAGCGGCAGAGCTCGCCGCGTTCGTTGCGTCTGCGGATGCTGACTGTGCGTCTTTGCTTGCGCTGGCTGCGGCGGTCTGGGCTGCGTTTTGGCTCTCTGCAGCTGCTGCGGCCTTTTTCGTCGCGGTGCTGGCTGCTCCGGTGGCGGTCTGAGCGGCCTGCAGGGCGGCCTGCTGCTGGTCTGTCACTTCCTCGGCGTACTGCTTGACGTACTCCATGCCCTGTGCAATGTCCTCGCGGACTTCCACGCCGCGCTCAGCCTTACGGATTCCCGCAATGGCTTCATCAAAAGTTTTATCCATAAAACACCTCCTGTCTCATTAACCTGACATGTACCCTTTGAGCGATCGACTCAAATCGTAAGCATCGGACGCTTTGCGTGCACTCAAAGCCTGCAGGTCGCTGATGCTGGAAAACTCAGTGCCAAATGTAAACTCCTTTTTATCCGGCGAATCCAACGGCTCAACAAGTTTGGAACACAGCAGCCAGGTATCTACACCATGCGGTGCAGAGAAAATGTGCGTTTGCTTTCCAATTGCAATACGGCTGACATCAATATCAGCGTCTTTCAGATCGACCGCTTTGACTGTCATGCCGTTCAGATAGCGCAGATTTTTGGCAAGTTCTTCCTCTGCCGCATCCAGCAAAGACTGCGGCGTGCTTTCGATGCCTTCAATAAAGATCACTTTTGTGATGATGCCAAAAAGCTTTTGCGCAGCCAGATCGTTTGCGGTTTCTGTGATGGTCTCGCCCCACGAAAAAACAAGCCATGTTATCTTTTTGGCACCTACCGCGATCACCCGCGTGTAGATATCCTCTGCTTTGACGTTGCTGGTCAAATCCAGCAAGTTTGTTCCAAAAGCCACCGTCTGGCTGTTTTTATCGGTGATCGCCTGCAGATAGTCCAGATACCGGCGCGGTTTTCCGTCAGGATCTTCTGCATGGCGCAGCACCAGATATCCGCCGTACTTTTCCACCAGCTCACTCTGCAAGATGTCCCATGTAACGCCATAGTTTTTTCCATCGCCAAAGCTGTATGTAGGTTCCTTCACATCAAACAAAAAGCGAGAATCAGTCTTGCCGTTGATAGCAAGGATGTATTTCCCGTTTTGCTCGGTGATCTTAAAGGTCTTGGATTCAGATGCCTGCTCAACGTTGTAAATGGAGTACGTGCCAAAATTTTTGTTGCAAGTACCGCAGACGATTTCGGCTTTTTTCACTTCGACCTTTGCGGCGTACGTTTTGCCCTTTACATAGGCTGCAAACAGACGCACGCGGAAATTGTTGCTTCCAATCCGTGAAATAATGCGACCTTCCGCAATGTGCTCTTCATCGATTTCCCAGCTCAGGCAGGAAGCTTTGTCGATCTCTGTTTCCTCATAGAAAATATTCGTCTTTCCATCCACGGGATCTACAATTCCCCAATGGTAAATGTAATCTCCATCATTAGAATCGTAGCTGTAACCCACCTGCACGACTTTGATGCCGTCGATATAGGGCACGATCATGGGAATGTCCATTTGCACATTGCCAGGAGTAAAAGCTTTGTATGCATCTACCATTCCGTTGTGGTTATCGCAGATCCATTCCAAAAACTGCGAAAAGCTCACATTTTTTGCAGCGTACGGCGCAAGACCGCTATCATTCAGATACGCAAGCTCTCCTTCGCAGTAGATTTTCTGACGCATCAAAAAATCCTGCTCATGGCTCATAGGACGGCCCTGCCAGATGGAAACGCCGTCCTGTTCCACCTCTACCGTAGTGCGCAGCTTTTGCAGCGCAGAGTGTGCCACATTGCCCAGCGGCATGGTAAACTCGAAAGAGCCAGCTTTACCCACTTCGCGGGTCAGCGTGGGGCTGATGAGCTTTTTCGTGTCGGTAATGTCGCTGATATCGTGGATACAGACCTTAGTTTTCCATGTGTCTACATCCGTCTGCACACCAGCATAAACTTTGTAGCTCATAGGCTTGCCCCCAAATACTTGATACTGATGCTGCAGTCTGCCGATGCAGCAAAAACGAGGGTGCCCACTACGCCATCCGGCATAGTAAGCCCCTCGATATACTGCCAGTCGGTGGACTTGGCCAGAATGCCCACCTCAAAGCCATTGAGAGACACCGCGATGTTTGCGGCGGTCTCGCTGCGCTGGAAGTAGATGCCGGCCGCACGCGGTGCACCGGTGATGGACACCTCTTTGTCCTCGCCCGCCTTGAGCGGGATATTCGTGTAGTTGCGCACGATGTCCGTTTCAAAGTTGAAGTCATCCCACAGCCAGTCGTTGGTGCCGTCGTAGACGCTGCGCTTGAAGGGGTTGCAGGTGCCGGTGATGGTAAAGGCGCTGGAAAGCCGGTCGCGGGATGGTGTGACTTTCCAAAGCCCTTCCCAGTACCACGCCGGGTCTTCATCAAAGCGGCACTGCAGCCACTTGCCATGAATGGCGTTGGCGATGGTGCTTTCGATGCTGGGCCACTTGCTTTTTGGCGCGTTGCACAGCAGTTCCATGGTGATGGTGCGCTTTTTATAGTGCACCTTGCCATCGTCCCATGTGGTCAGGTTCAGCAGTGAATCGGATCCGGTGACCTGCACAAGGTATTCTTCCGGTTCTGCCGCGCCGATTTTAGGGCTGCCTACCTTGAGGTACAGCCCCCAATCTGTCAGGGTGTGAAAATTGCCGATTTTTGCCCCCAGAAGCTTTGCCATTACACACCCCTCGCTTTCCGTTCCACTGTCACGCCGATGCGTGCATCTACGTTGGTCGCCATGCGGGTCGACAGCACGCCCACCAGTTCACCGGAATCCATGACCACCTGACCCTTGCCGATGTCGGGCAGATGCTCGTCCAGCATCCCCTCGATGCGTTCCAGAATGCTGGTCTGCCGGTCAACAATGGACTGCTGGCCGGTAACGCGGTACTGCAGGGCCGCACGGGTGGAGAAGGTGCCCAGACTGTCATACACGCCGGTTTTGTCAAAGGGACTCTGGTAGTGGCTGACAGGCTTCTGATTATTCTTCTTGTCCATCCACATGGCAAGGCCAATGCCGCCGGCGACTGCGCCCACGCCCAGGATCAGGGCAAGGACGGGGTTTGCTGCCACAAAGGACACGATGTTGCCCAGTGCAGAGGTGATGCCGCCAGCCATGCCGGAAAAGCTCTGGACGATGCTGCCTAGAGCGCCGCCCACGCCGCCGGAGCCTGCAAGACCGTTGACGATCTCACCAAAAGCCTTGACCGAATTGGTCACACCGTCGATATCGGATTTTACCCCGCCGTCAGAAAAAAGCTTCTGGAAGATATCAAATGCCTTGCCGATGCCACCGCTGAAGTAGCCCTCGTTGACCGCGGTCAGTGCGTCCGTAAGCCACTTAGAGATCACGTCACGCTGCCCCTGCGACACTTCGCCCCAGATCAGATTGACAAAATCCAGCCCAAGACTTGCCCAGTCGCCGTTTTTGGCGTCTTTGAAGGTGTTCTTTACCAGCCCGAAAATGCCCTTATCCAGCTGGCCGGAAGCCTCGCTCAGCTGCTGGTCAATGCGGTTCTGGGTGCCCTTCACGCTCTTGTCGATAAGAGTAGAGGTCTCCGTCACCTTGTCTTGAACGCCGTCGATGTAGGTGATGATCTTCTCGTAGGTCTCCGCGCCGTTCTCGCCGATGCGCTGGCCGGTCTCTGTGACGTTCTTTTTGATATGCTCGCTGCCGTCCGCGTACTTTTCCACCGCCTGCTGCACCTTTGTGGTAATGCCGTTAAAGGTAGTTTCTGAGACGTTGGTAAAGGTGCCCAGCAGCGTTTTTGACATGTCGTCATAGGTCTTTGTGACCTTTGTGACCGTGCCGTTGACTTTGGTCTCGACCTGCTTAAAGGTCGTGGCAACACCGTTCACCATCTCCTTGCCGGTCGTGGTGGTGGTCTCGGTGATGCGGTCTTTGATCTTGCCCGCGCTGTCCTTGACCTTCTCGGTAAGGGTCTGGATGCTGGTGGTCACAGCGCCCAGCGCATTCTGCGCGGTGGTGGTAGCTGTGCTGGAGATGGACGAAATGACCGTTTCGGTGGTGGACTTGGAGCCGGAGGATCTGGATTTTTTGCCAGCGGAAGAACCAGACGGGCTGGTTGTAATGGAGCTGCCGCCGTTGCCGCTGGCTGCCGCCAGCTCCGCCTGACGCTCCGACCAGCTCTTGTTGCTGATGCCAATGCCATTCAGAGCATTTTGCCGTAAACGGTTTTTGTTGCTCTTCCGGTTATTTGCATCCGCGTACTCTTCGTAGGTATCGAAGTCTGCTGTGGCGGCTTTTCCGAGAAAGCGGTTGAGTTTATAGCTCAGCTGATCCAGCCATGTGGTGGCTTTGCTCGCGAAGTCCTTGAGAGCGTTTTTTGCCGTGCTGATAGGCTCCGTCAGGCCGGTGATCGCGCCTGCGAGACCAATCCAGCCGTCCGTTTTGTAAGCTTCCTGTGCTGCGACGAGCATGTCGTTCAGATTGCCGATTACAACGCCGATGCCGCTGGATAAATCGCCGGTCAGCAATCCGGCCAGCTGACTCACGTTGTCCTTCAAGGTGGAAATGCGGCCATTCATGGTCTGGCTCTGGGTGTCCATGCTGTTGTAGTAACGCCCGCCCTCTTCAGATGCGGCCTGCAAAGCCTGCGTCAGCAGATCATAACTGATGGTCATCTTCTGCACTTCGGTGGTGGACTTGCCTGTGTAGTCGGCAAGAATGCCGTACACGTCGATGCCGGCATAAGCAAACTGTTTGATGTCAGCCGTTGTAGCCTTGCCGGTGTTGGCGATCTGCTGCAGGTTCTGGGACATGCGGTTCAGCTCGTCGTTGCCGCCGCCGGTCGCAGAGACCGCGTCACCCAGTGCCATGATGGTACTGCGGGCATAGGAAGCGTTCTCGCCTGCAGAGATCAGGTACTGGTTCGCCTTTGTCAGGGACTCGACATCAAACGGGGTTTTTGCCGCGTCTTCCTGGATCTGGCTCATGACCTGCTGGGCGGCTTCCGCGCTGCCCAACATATTGGTAAAGCCGGTGGTGTATTTCTCGATCTGGGCGTTATACTCGATGCCGGAAGAGATGAACCCCTCTGCGGCACTGAGTGCAGCAGAGCCGAGCTTCGAGAAAATGCCCGCCATGACCGTGCCTTGTGCAATAGCACCGGCCAGAGACTTGCCGGACGCTTTATCCGTGGAGCTGGCAAAGCCATCCATGCCGTTGTTTGCGGCTTTCAGCGCGGTCGTGGTTGCCCTGAGCTGCGCTTCTGCCTGTGCTAACATGGTCTTGAGGTTTTTGGTCTCAGAGGACGCTTTGCCGGTCTTGCCCACCGACTCGTTGTAACGTCTGGTCAGCTCCACTACGGCCTTTGCGGCCTTGCTGTACTCTCCTGACAGTGAAGAAACGGTTTTTTTCGTCTCGGATTGTACATTCTGGATGCCCTGCCGGTAGGCGCTGTCGTCCAGCCCGAGGGTGGCACTTAATTCAAAAAGTTTCAGGTTCCATCACCCCCTCCGCACAGCTCTTCAAGAGCCTTTCTGTTTTCTTCCGTGATCTCCGCCGCAGACCGCTTGTCGATCTGCTTTACATAAAGCGGGAATGTATACGAAGCAACGTAGGAATAAAGAGCGTTAGCTCCCGCAAGACCGCCAACGGCATCTGCTACGCAATCGCGGTAGAATTGAACTTCATCGTGGTTTCTGATCTCTTTTTTGATGTGGTCAAGGATATAGGACTTGCCGAAAAGTTCCAGTAAATCCAGACGAATGGTCGAGACCATCCGTTTATACCCTTCCACGCCGATCACATCAAGGATCTCAAAAAAGCCATGAAATCGTCATCGGACAGCGCGCGGGACATCGCTGCAACGAGCTTTCTGGTGGGCGGAAGCTCTTCGCCCTTATCCAGCACCACAAAGAGCGGCAGGACCTTTTCGGTCATGTCTGCGTGCTCTTCGTAGATCATGCGCATCATTTCTTCCGCATTTTTCGCGCCCTGTTCTGCAATCTTCTTGGCCTTCTCCTCCGGGGTTTCGTTGCCAGTCAGCGGCGCAAGCTGAGTTGCTGCCGCCACCGCGCCCGTGTCAACGAGGCACTGCTTGTATGCCTTTGCCAGCTTATAAGTTTTTGCAAGGTACTCCTTGCCTTCCAGATCAATGATTTCCTTCATGTCTTTCCTCCTTACATCAGGACGCGGCCTTTGTGATAGAGTAGAACTCCATCGGGGCCTGTTCAGGGTTCTCGAGGTCTGCAAAAGCGGTCAGCGTGATCTGCATCGAGCCGCCGCCGCGATGCTCAGATTTCAGGCTCAGGCCGCCGGTGGACATGGCATTATAGAGCTTGACCGCGATAAAGCCGCCTCCGATCATGGGGCCGACCCACCAAATGGGCTTGAAATCCGTCAAAGCGGTTTTCAGGCGTGCAACCACGTGGGTGGGGTCTTCCGGGTCGATGTCCGCAGTGCCAATAGCGAGCTGGATGCTCTTAGGGTCTGCGTTGGGAGTCGTGTAAGAGATGGTTGCGGTGGTTCCGGTGACTTCCACGCCCTGCTTTGTATTTGTGGGGGCGTTGTCGATTTCGGAAAGAGTATCCTCGGTGGAGTTCTGATAGGTGATAGTTACGCCGCCCTGTGTGGCGTGAATGACGTTTGTTTCATCAATTTTCGGGGTCTCAAGCGAGAAATCGGACAAAATGTTGCCCGAGCCCTTGGGGATGCTCTTGAAAGCCTCCGCTGTCAAAACGTTGACGTTAAACTTCTTTGCTAAAGTTTCAGCCATATTGCTCCTTTACTCACGGTATAAGCCGTGTAAGTTCAAAAATAAGGTATTCGCACAGATACCCTTCAGGCGTGTTGTTGAGCGGCTGCGCCCAATCTTTATCGTCTTTGTCCAAAAGAATAGCGCCGCCCTCGCATTTGATAGTCAAACCACCTCTTGGGAGGGCCGCGCTGATCGTATCTTCGGTTTGCAGGATGGGGGCTCTGCCGCCCTTACTGGGGTACCACAGCCGGGCGTGGAAGGATGCCGTCTCGTTCCACCCGCCGGGGATGGTGGGCTTGTAGGTCAGGTAGGGCAGGAAAGCGGCGGGCGGGATGTTATCTTCCAGATAGCCGGGGATGCCAAACCCGTTGAAGAACGTGTTCAGCGCCCGGTTGATGCTCTCAGACGGTCCCATTACGGCAACACCGCCTTTTTGCACTTGACGGCTCGCAGCCCCATGCCGGATTCCGGCGGGGCCTTGGTTTCGTCTGCTGCGCTGGTGATCTGGAAGGTCTGCCCGTCGCTTACCCGCTTGATGTAGTCCGGGAAAGCCAGCGGAACGCCGGTGCTGACCAGCAGGGTATAGGTAGATGCCGTGTCAGCCTGCTCTGCCACCTGAGCTTCCACGGTGGTGTCGTGGCGTTCCACGGCCTCAAACTCGGGGCCGTCCTTCCAGCCGGAAACAAAGCCGCCCACGCCGTCCGGCTCATAGCTGCGGGTCTGAAAACGGTATTTTTGGGTAAAGCTCTGCATCACGGTGGATGCAGTGAACGCGTTGACCATGTCACATCTTCCTCCAATGATTGATCTCGGATTTATAGCGAGTCTTGCCGTCGGCAGGCAGGCCGTCCGCGCCTGTAGCCATCGTGCCGGACCACCCGGCAAAGGACTGGGACACATACACGCCGCCGGCCGGGAGCACCTTGTCGTATGCGTCGATTTTTTCAGCCAGCGCCACAAAATCAGGCGGCACGCGCATGGGCTGCACCGTCCCGGTGAAGGTCTCAGCAGTCAGATCGCCGTCCCCGGCCTTGTGCACGCCGTCATTGAAAATGGATCCACACACGAGGAAATACTGCCCCGGCACTACCCCGGCGGGCACGGTATCCGGCTCAAAAGCAAACTCCCCGGCAACGGGATCATCTGCCCGGTCAAAAAAATTGTGCGTGTAAACGCACAGCTCTGGGACGGTCATGCAAAGTCACCCCCTTGCAGGTTAGACCGATTCACCCGGGGTAATGGTCTGGACAGAGATGCCGTCCAGGTACTCAGCAAACAGGGTCACGCCGGTGATGGCGAAGCTCTCAGAGACGGCGGTGGTGTAGTTGCCCTGGGTGTGGAAGCCGATCAGGTTGCTGGCCTCGCCTGCGGTGGTGTACACCAGCCCAGCCTTGGCGTAGTCGCTGTCGGAGGGGTCAACGTAGTACATCACGATGTTGTCCACGGGAGTGGCAATGACCTTGCCCTTTGCGATCTCGCCGTCAGACAGCAGGAAGATGGTGTTGTAGCCCATGAAATCCTTGATGTACTGGAAGCCGTACTGGTTCTGGATGGTGATCGGGGCGGTGCCAAGGTACTCCGCCACGTCCAGGACGTTGGCAAAGCCCACAACGCCGGTGACGGTGCGGTGCATATTCTTGAACTTGTTCTCCACGCTGCCCTTTGCCATGGCCAGAGCCATCTGGAAGGTCTTGGGGGTACCCTTCAGGCTGCCAGTGTTCAGGTACTTGTAGAACTTGTCCGTGACCTTTGCGGTCAGGTCGAACAGGAACTCGTCATCGGTCTTCTGCACGGCCACATCATAGCCATAGTTCTGGATTGCCTCCAGGGAGACGGCCTTGGCGTACTTTTCGATTGTGATCTTGCCGTAGTCCTTCTCCTTGACGGTGTACTGGCTGTAGGGAATCTCCTCGCCCTCTGCCACGGTGCCGCTCTGCAGGGTGCCCTGGGCGTACTTGCTTTTCAGCACGGTGCCGGGCTGCATCCGGATGGGACGCATGATGCCCATGATCTCCCGCAGGTGCTCCCAGTTGCGCTGGAAGCGTGTCACAAAGTCGATTTCCCGGGGGTTGACGGTGATCTCGGTAGTGGTGATCAGATTGGTCTTTGCTGCCATGTGTTAGTCCTTTCCGCCGCCTGTAAACAGGTCGGCATTTGCTGCAATGGCCGCCTGGCGCTCGCCAGCGTCCTTGATTGCAAAAATTTGGTCTTTGGTCATTTTGGAGCCGGTGTTGGTGGGCGGGGTGTCCACCTTTGCGCCGGTGGTAGTCGTGGTGCCTACGAAGTCGCTCCAATCAGCTTTCAGGCTGTCAGTGTGCTTCTTGGCGTCCTTGACCTCGCCCTTATCATCCAGCTCCAGCTTGTCGATATCCTCGCCGGACAGCCGCACGACCCGATCTGCATACTTGTCCAGCACCCCGGCGGACTTCAGCAGCTCCCGGAACTTGGCTTCCTTGGCTGCGTGGGCGTCCTTCTTGGTCTGCTGGGCCTTGTAGTCGGTCAGTGCCTTTTCAGCGGCCTGCTTGCCGCCGTTGGCTGCATCACGGTCCTTTTCGGCTTTGGCGAGGGCTGCGTTCTTCTCATCGATCTGGTTCTGCAAGGTGTCCGTTTCCTCATGCAGCACGTCCAGAATTTTCTTGAGCTTGCCGCTGGTGTCGGTCGTTTCATCTTCCAGAATCGCCCGGAGAGTCTTGCGTTCGAGTGCCATGTGATAGTCCTTTCTGCCCTTGCTCGGGCTGCCATGCTTGGCAATAAGGTTTATTTGCCGGACGTGCTGCCGGTGTGGTGCCGCTTGCAGGAATCGAACCCGCGGCCCCCGGATTAAAAGTCCGGTGCTCTGCCAGACTGAGCTAAAACGGCATAAAAAAGCGGCTGACGCTGTGCGCCAACCGCTAGATATTAAATTTTAGAGGTAGAGTTGAAAATCTGTATCGTTAAGCTCAGAAGCTGGAAGATACACCGAAATTTTGATTTTGGCTTCATTGCCGTACGCAACATCGCAAATTTTTTGAAGTTCTTTTCGTGCCGTTCTTCCCTTGCAAAGCAACTCGCCAACAGCATCAAGTTCTTTTTCTCGCTTGTTTTTTACTCTCACCATTTCTGCCTTTATGCTTTCCACCTCTTCGGCGGCTTTGTGATATGCTTCATCGGCTTCCATCTGCCTTTTCGCAGCAGCTTCAAGCAATGCGCTCAAAATTTCAAGCTCTGTCATTCTTATACCTCCTTGTTTCCCTCTTCCACTGCGATCTCTCGCAGCTCGTCAATGTGCTCCTCCACCGCCGGGCGGAGGAACGGGCGAGGGGCCATGCCCCGGGTAAAGTGCCACTTGCCGTTGAAATCCTTCCAGACCCACGGCGTTTTGCGTCCGTTGCCTTTCTCGGCAAAGATGCCCGTGCCAAGCTCAACGTAGACGCTGTAAAAGAGATTTGATCCGATGGTCACGGTCTTTTTTGCAAGGTCGAGGGCAAAGGTCAGGCTCTGCTTGAGCGCACCGCCCACGTAGCCCTCAATGCCCGTGCTGTCTGCCGTGCCTGTGGGCACAAGCAGCTGTGCGTAGTCCTGCACCTTCATGCCCCAGCTGGTCAGCACCCGCTCCGCCCACGAGTCCAGCGCCTCATGCAGCTGCGGGGTGTTGTCGGTGAATTTAATGTCGTATTCAAATTTCATGGTTTACTTTTTCTTTTTTCGCCTTGTTGTTCCACCCTCTTTGCGAGTTTTAATCACTCGTTCAGTTGAAACATTTTTTGGATTAAGTGACCCGGTATCAATATGGACAAGCTTTCCATTTTGAAACCAGAGCACATTTTCTCTGTGCGCAACAGTTTCAATCGTGTCATAATAGGCGTTCATTCTGCCCATTCTGTAATGCTCTCTGGTCTTTTTTGCATCATAGGAAATATCGATACGGCCTTCATGTGTTTTTGTAATTTTTACGTTTTCCAAAGAATCCCAGCGCTTTTGTACGACTTGGTCTATATATGCTTTGGCCTTTTCTCTTTCATTCTTTGTAATTTTGAATCTGACGCCCGCTCTCGCAGAGCTGCCCGAACCTCTTTTACTCACGGTAGTGCCTCCTTTCGTATTGAAATGGCTTAATTTTGGTCACGTTCCAGTCAAATTCTGCCGGACACTTGCCGTACCACAAAATACCGCTTGGTTGCAGCACTTCCAGCGCCTTGCGGCAGTGTTTGGCAAAGCACTCCGCTTCGTATGGGTCGGATTGTGTGCCGTGGCTCGAAATGCTCACAATGGCGTTTCTCGGCTCACCATCAAAGCACCAATCATAGCTTTGCTCACCGCACCAGCAGAGCGTTGGAATGACGTGGATGCCGTGCGCCTGCCAGTATGCGGCAAGCCAGTGCTTTTTGTAGTGCATGAAAAGCTGCACCGCAAGCGACATATCGCTGTAAAGCGAAAAATCCGGCGAACATACAGCGCCGAACTGCTGCAAAAGGGGGATGTACTTGTCAGGGTTGTTCCAGAACCGTTCAAACTGGTAATCGTCCTTGTAAAAATGCACGCCTTTTGTGGCCTTGTCTTTGGCCGTTAGCGCATAATTGACCGGGATCCATTCCAGCTTGTCAATGCGGATGTCCGTTTCTGGCTTGATTTCAGGGATGCCATACTTGCCCACGCCCGGAAAAATCATTTTCTCGGTGTTTTCCATCGGCAGAATCACGGTTTATCCCTCCAAGCCTTTAGCCTTTCCATCCTTTTTTCCAATAGGTTTCTACCTTAAAATCCAGACCAAGCCTTTGCATTTTCTTTTTGGACATATAGTAGTAAACCGTATGATGCAATGCTGTAGCGTTTTCGTTTGCTGCTCGTTTTGCCACAACATGATAGCCATAATCTTCCATTTGTTTTAAGGCTCTCTTTTCTTGGCCTTTTGCAACTTCAAGTCTAAATTCGTTGATGTTGTGGTTTTTCAAATAATCCCATTGCTGGCTTCGCTTCATGCTTACGGGCCTTTTATCGCCCTCAAGTACATCAAATCCTTTGTTCCAAATGCAAACATTATCACTTATGTGAAAGAACGCACGAACGCCTTCATCGGTTTCCTTATAGGTTTTCACGCCATCTTTTCCAACAGTAAAAAGCTCTTTTTCTTTTGCGCCAGCTCCACCACCGCCGCCAGATTTTACCCTTGTCGAACTTCCAGAGCCTCGTTTACTCATTCTTGACACTCTCCTTTCTGCGTTTTCGCTCTTCTGCCCACCACATTTGCTCTTTTTCTTTTCCGCCCTTGGATTTATACCACTCGGTGTAATCCATGACGGGGGCGGTCTCTTTGGTCACATTGTCCCGCTGCATGGCGTTCTGCCGGGGATATTTGCCCAGCGCAGAGGACAACACACAGCGGCAGTGGTAGACCATCTCCGGCGCTGCGTTGGGGTCGCCGGGGCGCTGAATCTCGTAACCCATGACCTTGAACGGCTCGTCAAGCTCTGCCGTCTGCTGGTCAAGCAGACGGTGCATCTCACGGGTGCGGTAGTCGTGGGTGGAGTTCCAGCGCTTTTTGACCTCGATGCCCAAAGCCTGAGCGTTTCTCATCTGCTGCAAAGCCCCGGCGTTCTGGGCACTGGTAAGGGCCGTGATGGCGTTGTTCATAGCCCAGTGGATCTCCGTATCAGCCATGCCGTTTACGGCCTGCACGGCGATGTCGTGGACGCTCTTGCCCTGCACGATGCCCTGCATGACGTAGCGGTTGAACACCCGGGCGTCATAGGTTCGGTTGCTCTCGCTCTTGATGCGCTTGTTGGGCACCATGCGGGGGTTCTCCTTCAGCAGGAGCTTGACTGCTTCGGTGTTGTACAGGGTCAGCCCGAACGTCACGCCTGCGGCCTGTTCCAGCTCGTAGAACGTCCAGTTTGCGCCAAAGGAAAAAATATTGTATTGCTCGTCCCGGGCAAGCTTGTAGGCCGTCTCTTGGGCTGTGGTGCAGGTCTTGGTGATGCCGTCCAGCTTGGCGTGCATCAAATCGGATTGAAACACCTGATTTTGTAGCCAGATGCGGTAATTCTCTTCGGTGATCTCGCCTGCATCCAGCTGCGCCCGCTTGCGCTCGTCCAGTTGCTTATATTTTGCAAGAAACTCGGTCAGCTGCTCCTGCATCTCCCGGCGGGCAGTGCCGTACACCCGGAGGATACGGCGGCGCAGGCGGTTCAGCTGGCGGGTAGAGATGCGGTCACGGTCGGTCATAAGCCAATCGCCTGCACAACGGCCAGAAAGCACCCAGCCACAATGGCAAAATCAGCGACAAAAAGCATCACATCAATCAATCTTCCCAGAGGATCATAAAGAGGATCATAAATTTTGCTGTTTTTTTTCATCGGTGTCTTCCTCCTCGTCGTCCACGGTCTCCCGTGTTGCGCTCTCAGCCATCAGCGCGGCCTTGGCCTGCTCCTTTTGTTCCGGGGTCAGGTTGGGCAGCAGGTCAATGGCCATGTCCTGCCCGATGATCGGTGCCTCGGAAATCACCATGCTGACCTGTTCGGCGGTGTTGGTGATCTTGCTGCGGTTGAATGCCGGCATGGCGTTGTCAAAGCCAGCCAGTGCGCAGATCTGCCGGATGAACGGCTTGACCTGAGCCTCAAAGTCGTCCGCGTTCTGGTTCAGCGGTTCATAGGCCGCATCCAGATGGTCGTTGGTGCTGTCCGCGCTGACGCAATGCACGTCCAGCCCGCCGAAGTCCTCATACACCCTGGTGTGGAGCAGCTCCAACAGAGCCTGCCGGGCCGTCACGGGGATCTCGTTGGTGTAGGGGGTGATCTTGCCGCCCTCGCTGGTGTCTGCGCCTGCAATGTGGTACAGATTCAGCTTGACAAGGAACTCCTGCAGTTCGTCATCGGTCATGCCGTTGAAGTTCTCGCACAGCCAGTAGATCTGCGAAAAGTCCTGCAGGTCATTGCAGAAGCCGGACATCACCAGATCGGTGTTGTCAATGTAGGCTTTCAGCCCCACAAGGGTGCTCTGGTGCAGGTCGGAGCCCCACAGCGGCACAATGGGCAGGGCGCTGTAGTTTTCGCCCTCTACGCTTTCCAGCCCGCCGCCGGGTGTGGTGACGGTCACGCTCTTGTATGCCTGCTTCGGCGTTGTCTCCTGCATCACATTGCCAATTTTGCTTTCCGTGTACTCGGTAAAGCCGTCCAGCTCGTACAGGATATAGTGCATATCCGTGTCCGGGTTCAGCCGCCAGAAGCGCACACCCGCCTGCAAAAGGCCTGTCTTTTCATCGTACAGGGGCGCGAACTCGGTCAGCTTGAAAACAACCAGATGGTCGTTGTTCCAGAATCCGAAGCTCTCACCGTGGATCAGGGCGAAATATCCGGCTTTCTGGATCTGCTCGTCGAAGTTCTGCCCTAGCCTTTCCTTGTCCACGCCATCGTCTGCAAAGACCACACCGTTGCCGAGGGAGTAGGTCGCCCGCTGCTTGTTGAGCCGCCGGAAAAGATTACTCTTGACCATATCGGGGTGTGGGGTGTCCTGCTTGGTGTTTTTGGATAGGCGTTCCAGCATCAAAGCGTAGGCCTGCGCGAAGCGTTCAGCCCCCGGGTTTTTCTGGGCATCGTACAGGTCAGCGTCCAGAGCCATCTTGTAGGGCTTGGAAGCGCAGTGCTGCTGCACGAAGCGCCGGATGAAATCAGGCTGCTCCCCGGCGGCTTGCGCCTGCTGGAAAGTCTGGAATGTGTATACAGTGCTCAAAATCAATCCCTCAGTTTCACAAGGCGCTTTGTGCGCACGAAATAGCGGATAGCGTCCATGCAGTGGTCGTTGACCTTCAGCACGGTGTCGTCTTTATCTGGATCCCAAGCGTACACGCCGAACTCTTCCAGCGTGCGCTTGCAGTCTTTGTAGATTTTCAGCCGGCCGGTCTGCAGCATGGTCTGCACGTCCAGAATGCCGCTCAGAACGTCGTTGTTTGCGGGGGTCTGGGTAAAGCCATTCTTGCGCAGTTCCGTAATCAGGGGCAGGGCAGAGGGGTCCACAATGATCCTTTCCGGCTTGAGACCGTTCAGCCATGTCTTGAGGTCTGTGACGTACTCGCCCACCGTCTTTTGCCGCTTCTGTTCGCGGCCGCTGTAGTAGTACTCCCGGGTGACGATCCAGCAGTCTGCATCTGCCTGCTTCTGGAACAGCAGAAAGGTCGTTGCATTCTGGGTGCCGAAGTCGCACCCCACATAGGCGCTCTTTGGAGACAGCGCCGGAAGTACATCAACAACGTGCTTCTTGCGGTCGAACATGTCATAAACAAGACCCTCGGCCACCGTCCACAGGCCCAGAATGAAACGCTGATAGAAAACACCGCTGTACTGGCTGCGGTATCTGGCCTTGATGTCCTCGGAAAGTGACAGGTTGTCGTCCATCGTGAAATGGAGATACATTATCTTGCGGGAACGGCACTTGCGCACCCATTCCAGATAAAACCAGTGCTGTGGGCTGCCTGGGTTGCAGTTGAACCAGAACTTTGACCCAGTGACAGAGCAACGGGCTGTGGCCTGATTGACGAAGCTTTGCGGCATCAGGGCCACCTCGTCGAAGAATACCCCAGCAAGGGTGATGCCCTGGATCAGGTCCTGGCTGCTCTCGTCCTTGCCGCCGAAAAAGTAAAACTCGTTGGTTCTGCCGCCCTTGCTGACGGTCATGCAGTTTTCTGCCCGATGCTCCTTGACGTTGAACCCCCGGGCTGCAAGCTGCTGCTTGAGCGTCCCCAGCACGTTGCGCCGGAAGCTGGCGATGGTCTTGCCACACATGGCAAACTGCTGGCCGCTGTAGCAGGTCATAGCCCACTGGACGAAAGAGAAGCTCATGGCAAAGGTCTTGCCCGATCGGATAGCTCCATCGGCGATGATGCCGTTGTAACCGCTGTATGCGCTCTGCGGTGTCCACCAGCAAAGAACCATCTTTTGCCGCTGGCTGAGGGCTTTCCAGCGAAAACCGTTACTTTTCCGCATGGTCGTCCTCTTCCTCCGGCAGCATCTCCACGTCATCCGGCGGGCTGATATCTGCGGCAGCATTCAATGCCTTTATCAAACCATCATCGTGACGCTCTTCCTGCTCCGCTTCTTTCGGCTTATCGCTCCAACCAAAATTAACTTGCAGGCTGAATCTTGCGCCGCCGTTTCCGTCACGATCATAGAGCCGTTCTTCGGCGTATCTCTCGCACCGTAGTTTCGCGCGCGTTATCGTGTCAGAAAACTCAGCCTTTCCTTGATAGTCAATCAAAGATTGCCGAGACTTAAACCCCAACGCCAAAGCTAGACCGGTGACCGTTTCTGGACGTTCGTCGATTTTTATCGCGTTTCCGTATTTGTCCAAAACAGGCTTTCCGGTTTCGTCTTCTAGGACGCTCCCTTCGCAGCTTTTGAAGAACTCTTCGATTTTTTTCTCAAGTTCTTCTTTGCTCTCAAAGACGGGCGGTCTGCCTATCCTTTTGTTTTTGCTGTAGGTCACCGCCACCACCTCTCTAAACTCATGCAAAATAAAAACCGCCCGGAAATCCGAACGGTCAAAATATCGAATGTGCCGCCAGCTGGATTTGAACCAGCACCCACGGAATGGATGTGCGCAGTG